GTAATCATGAAAAGCTGCTGTGTCTGTTCTTGCCGGCATCAATAAAACAACTGTGGTTCCCGGCTTTTTCCCCTCTTCATAACATTTCTTTACCCAGATACCGGTATTCTTATTTCCGTATGGTGGATTGCAAAAGACGCACCTCCCAACCCAATTCTGCAAAAGACCATTTTGTTTCTCTGTAAAATAATCGTTGCATTTATAGTTGCTTTCATCGGCACAGGCATCTAAGTTGAAATGAAACTCCGCATCCAGCTTATCAAAGAAATCCTGCGGTGTTTCCCATCTATCACTCTTGCTGCTGAACATGATCTTGTCCATTTTTACCGCCTCCTTCTATCAGCCGGATCGCTTCCTCCGGGAAGCAGGCAACTCCGGACACACCTCCTGCTTCCCGGATCTGTTCCATCGTCTTTTTCTGAATCGCACTTACAACTCCGATGTATGGGCGCTTCACTTCGATTCCGTAAAATATTCCGTCAAGTACGACACAAACATCCGGGATCCCCTTTCGACTGTATGCCGCCGCCGTCGCTTTCCAAATAAATGCATCCGGATAGGTTTTCTGGATACACTCCATAATTTTATGCTGATAATAGGATTCTTTGGGAAGCTGTACCTTGATAAGACTATTTGCCTGCGTCCGGTTTTTGCAGATTCCCTTTTCGACGAGATAATCCTCTGCTTCTCCTATGTTTTCAAAACGATCAAGTCCTTTTATCATGCTTGTTTTTCCTCCCAAAGTTCCGGATTCTGATAAAGGTTTCCGATGATTTCAATTTGCCCATTATCAATCCAATATCCAAGGTCGCTCCGAAAATTAGCATTTTTCCATATGATGTAAAATCCCATGTGCGTATTTTCGGGATGGAATCCGTCGCTGTACTCGCCGAATCGGATTACCCCATGAACACACATGCGTGGATTTAAAACGATGTCGCCCTCATAAAATTCCTTGCCATTCAGAACGTATCCGGTAAACTCTCCGACGGATTCCCGGATAACATCCGCTACCATGGTTCTGTATGGAAACCCCCAGTCGATCATTGTCTCGAATATGATCTTCGGCTCGTGATATTCCGGCTTATCTTCTTCTGTGAAGCACACCGCGCAGGAGCAATGCTCATAATAGGCTCCATATACGAACCGCTTCAAATCCGGCGACCATCCTCTGTACTTAATATTTCTCATGAGGCACACTCCCTTCATAGTTCCACAGTCCCTGCTTTCCGGATGCCGGTATCGGCTTATCAAAGAGAACCGGTTCCTTCAACTCCCATGCGTAACGCCCTATCCGGAAATCTCCAAAAGCGTATTCTTCCGGGCACAGGTCTCTGATAAAATCATGGTAGGTCTGGTCTATATGTTTGCAATCAACCAACTGCGCCATGCCTACGATGCAGCCTCTCGGAAGGTTTTCAATATCTTCCGGAGTCTTAAGCCCTGCCGCAACAAAATATTTAAGCGTATCTTCATCCATATCCGGAACACCAAATATGTTGTAACTTGCCGCCTTCGCCGAATGAATCAGTATCGGTCCCCTGTACTTCGTCCCCCAGCTTCTGGTTTCATTGTGTTTCTTTCCCTCTGCCAAAAGCTGCGCCCATGGCTGCCATATTGTCAATGCCTTCATTCTCTCGCCCTCCCTAAATATATCAATAATGCCGGTTTCTCTGATTCCTCATTCTTCACCCACTTTTCCGTTTCCTGAACATAGAACATATCCACAAGGCTGTTGTATATTCTGGGGTTCTGTGGATTATCGCCGACACAGTCCTTTGTTACAAATAAACAAATGAACTCCTGAAAATATGGGATCCATGCTTCTGAAAAGATCCGGATCCGAAATTCCTCTGCAATGCGCGTGATCTCCTGCAGATCAAATTGCTGAAAAGCTGCCCGTTTGAACCTTGCATTGTACTTCCCGTCTTTGTAGATTTCATTGATCTTGCGGATAAGTACATCAAGTTTTTCTTTATCGTCCCGCCGGATCACAAGATCGCCAAGCGAATATTCCCTGATAAAGTCGATCAGTTCTATGCGCAGCTGCGATTTTAATAACTGAAACGAAATTTTGTATTTGCCTTTAAGATCTTCCGGCGGCACAAGCGTTTTGTTTTTCCGGTACTTTTCAAGCGTAATCCCTAGTGTTTTCAAGGCTTCCGTGCTATTTTGCATACCTCATTCCTCCATGACACCTAAAATTTCCTGACACCTAAGTTTTCCTCTAGGTGTCATGCGTGAAACCCTTTATTTTCAAGGCTTTGAGCCAATTCCTGACACCTAACACCTAATTTTGGAAAACATACCAAAACTTTTTACATTGTTTTAAAAATCTTTGCAAATCGAAATTACTATATAGCCTATAAAATAGGTGTTAGGTGTCAGGAATTATAAAATAGGTGTATAAAAGCCTTGATTTTACTGGGTTTTTGACCTGACACCTAACCTGACACCTAACCTGACACCTAATTTTTAGGTGTCAGGAATTTGATAGACTAATACGGTAAATCCGGTGGCTCTTCAAACGGCGGTACATCATTCATGTCTAACTGCTGCCACCCGTCATTTACGGTTTTCGGCTCTTCGTCTCTTTGCATTGCGGCTTCGTCCTCGTCCAGAGGATCGGTCGGCTTTGAGAACCGTCCCAAGTCAAATTCAACAAACCTGCTGCTTCTGTTATCAAACCATTTTGTAACGCTGTAAACCGCGACCCCGTTGGTTTTTTTCTTGCTCGTGATGATGTTGTTGTCAGCAAGGTATTTCAGCGTCTTTCTGGGGCTGTACCCGGCTTTTGACAAGGTCTGGTTCAGGATAGATGGATAGATATAAACCTTGCGTTGATCCGGGCTTACCGTGCCGAGGCATGTCCCGATTGCTTTTTCCCCGAAATACTGCCGGTTGGAAAGGATCCAGTCGACGATGAACTGTGTAGCGTTCTCATTGACGTCTTTTACACCGGAGGCCATCTGTTCCTGAATGATGGCCTTTGCCATAGACACAGCCCGGTTCCACGATTCTTCACGGATTCTAAGCGGTCGTTTTTCATCCGGATCATTATCCTCTTCCTCCTGCTCCGAGAAAATCCAGGTGTCGATCATTGCATCTGCAAGCGCTACGGCGCTGATTCCGGCAATGTGACTTCCGCTGGTTCCGTTTGCGATCTGGTAAACCTGTTCGACCATCTTTTCATAATGAGCCGTGATCGTCCGCTCGTCGGTGTGCATGATCCTTTCGATAAACTCCGGTCCCGCCCAGCCACAGTTTTGCCCTGCCTGCTGGTGCATGAGGCTTGCCGATTTTTCATCCGTAAACGGACCACCGTATATTTCCAGAACTCGCGTAGATACACCCGTCTGGGAGGTTTCCGTAGAAAGAGGCTCCTCTCCGGTAGCAAGTGCCACTGTACGCCATGTGTTGAGTGCCTGCAGACCGCCGCCCTTACTTCCTCTTGCGCGTCCGGTTCCTGACGCGATCATGTAAACGATCTTTTCCAGATTTTCCTGCTTATTTCCGGCAAGCTGCCTTTCATCAATCCCCATTGGAAGATCATTGTAAAAGCCCGCCATGCGTTCCAAAGCGACCTGCGTGGCGTTGAAGTTTACCATCAAACGCTCCGGGTCTCCCCACGCGCTAAGTGCTGCCTTAAGCGCTGCTGTCTTTCCTCCCTTACTTCCTCCCCAGTTATACACAAAAAAGATTCTTTGGGATAAAATCCGAAGCAACGGAGCCGCAAAACTCGCTGCCATAATGAACCTGAACTTGTCTCTTTCGCGGTGTGGCTGCATGGTCTTTTTCCACGCTTCAAACGTGCCGCAAGTGTGATAGGCTGCAGCCCATCCCCGGAGGGAAGGTTCAATATCTAAAACGATATCATCCCCATGTCCGGGAAGGAATCTGCCTCCGGTCTGCCAACCAAAAGTAGAGGCGGAATCTGCCTTACTAATGATGTCAATATTTTCCGCCTCTAATGCTTCCAGAAACCGGACCACCATCTTTGCATTTTCCGATGTTATTGTGCATCCAAGATCAGCCAGTATCGTAATGCTTCTGCTCGTAAAAATAGTACTTCGTGGGAAGATAGCCCTGCTCCACTTTCCGTCTCGCTTAAATGCAATCTCGATTTTTTCTTCGCCGGTTTCCATACTCTTAAGTCTCTGCGTGAGGATGATCGGTGTCCGGCACACCAATGTTGGAATCGCTTTTTTTTCGTCGATATGACTGATTCCCTTCTCTGAATAAATCCACCCCTCCGGTTGTCTTAAATTTACCGGTGCGCCTCTTACCGCCTCCGGTATGATCTCTGAAATTTCATCCAGTTTAATTTCTTTCGCTGTCCGGATCGCCTTCTGAACCTTTTCTGCGGCATCTTCCTGCCCGTACTTTATGTAAAGATCAGAGGGATCCTTTACTCCAAACTGTCTGCAGCTCCATGTAAATACCTGACCGGCGAAACCTTCCTCATGAAGAACGCGACACACTTTTTCAAGAAAGGTCTCGCCGCCCTTGTCTGGTTCGACGTGTATGTAAACTTTCAAACCGTCAAGCTTCGGCACCATCGGTGCTTTGAAATTGCTTGCCCCAGGCACACCAAGCGCCGCCATTTTTAAGTACCACAGCGTCTGTGTGTCGCTCTCTCCCTCGACCAAAATCGTATATCCATTCTGACGTATTTCCGGGAGCCGCCATTCCCCGTAAAGGATCAGTTTTCCGCTGCTTCCATAGCTCCACCGAAACTCCTTATTCCCGTACCGCTTACGGAATACCGGGGAATCTTCCGCCTCCGTGAAATATGGAAGTTTGAGCCATTGCACCCCGTCCCGATCTTTCGCGGTAGAGGCTCGGCATACATCCTTAAGGAACTCCTCCGGAAGCCTTTTGGAAAAGGCGTATTCCGGAAGAGAAAGGGGGGCAAGTTTTGGTTTCGGCTTTTCCTTCGACTTCGGCTGTTCCAGCTTTCCGTACTTATCAAGGATCTGCTTGTATGCTTCCTTCGTACTGACATCGTGGTATTTTGACCAAAAGGATATAAAGTTGCCGTCAATACATCCGGTAAAGCAATGACACATTCCGGTTCGTAAGTCTGCCGTAAAGGAATTTTTACTGTCGTCATGGAACGGACAACGCCCGACGATGCGGTCTCCTGAAATTTCAGCGTGTTTCAATATGCTCTTGTATTCGGCTGCATAGTCGACAAAATCGTCTATGTTAAGCTGTTCCGCATTCATCTAATTTTCCGACCTCCGAATGTTATTCGGGGGGGGTATGACCCGCCCCATGATTTTAGTTAAAAGGCAAATCCTCGTCGGTTCCTTCCGGGACATTCATAAAACCGTCCTCGGAAACCGCGGGTGCTGCCTGCGCCGGCGCAGTATTGTAATCGTCGTCTCCGATATCCACGTTGTGGTCCAACTGCTTAATGCTGTTTGCCATAGCCTCCGCAGCCGTGATCTGTTCCGGCGTAAGCTTTGATACGAAAGAAAATGCAGCGCGGCTGTAAACGATACCCCCGGCGTTCTTTTCCTTTTTCAGGGTAATCTTGGTTACTGCCTGATAGCAGCGCAAATTCTTAAGCAAAATTCGCTTGCTGATATAGTCCCTCATGTATTTCAGACTTGTCGGCGGAAGGGAAAGAATCAGAGGCACAGGGTTGTCCTCTCTTAAAATATAGATGCGGTG